ATCAGGGCGCACTCCGGCTATACTGCTAAAGATGAAGTTCCTATTATAGCGCAATCCGGTGAGGGGATATTATCGCGGCGCGGAATGAATGCGCTAGGAGCTACTAACTTCAATAAACTGAATAGGGGCGAGGGCGGCGGCGGTGGCGGGCTAAATATCAATATAATGCCAGTGATACAGGCGTGGGATGTCACTGATATATATAGGAACAAAAGCGCTATAACCAGTATCATATCAGAAGCTATCCGCAATAATTCGGATTTACGCAAAGTTATTAAACAATATGCGTGAAAGGAATAAATGTCAGATTTCTCATTAGCTTCAGATTTTGTGCTTGAGGAAAAGATTGAGTTTGATACCATCATATCTACTTATGAGAATGGCTATGAGCAGAGGCGCGCTAAGAGAGCGAGTGGTATCAGGGAGTTTAAACTACAATTTAGGAATCGTGATATATCTGACTTTGTTACTGTCAGGGATTTTCTTATTACTAAACTAGGAGCATTGACTAGCTTCACTTGGACAAACCCTAACGATAGCGTGGAATATACCGTACGCTATAAAGATGATTCATTGAATTTTGAAAACCCATCGTATCACATATATAATTTTGAGTTTACTTTGAGGCAAGTGCTATGAGGACGTTAGACGCTACCAGTAAAACAGAAAAAGATAGCCCTTCCAATAAGCCGATATTCCTTTATACCATAAATAATTACACTGGCACTAGTGATTTGAATCTAGCGGAATATGATACGGATATAACCTATCCTACCTCTGGTGGCACTTTATACACTAGATTCCCCATTACTCACGATTTTGTAGGTGAGAATATCCAGCTTGAAACTGATAAGGTGAAAGTTAGAGTAAGCAATGTATCGCGCCTTATCCAAGCATATCTTGAGTTATATGACTTTCGCGGTAAGCAAGTTGATATAAGAATGGTATGGGCAAATCAGCTTGCTGATGCGGATGCTTTTATAAAGCATACATTGTACATTGAAAGTTATACTGCTGATCAGAACGATGTAGAGTTTGTGCTCACCAGTAGATTCAACGTGTTAGACCTAGAGTTGCCTACTCGTAAGTATTCTAGGAATTACTGCGGTTGGAAGTTCAAGTCAAGTGAATGTGGTTATGGTGATGGGGAAACGGAATGTAACAAAACATTGCAAAGGTGCAAGGAATTAAGTAATCAATTAAGCTTCGGTGGATTCCCTAGCATTCCTAGCAAGAGGATATTTGTATCGTGATAGAGTGCCTTGTGAATGAAAATTATATAATAAAGAAATATCTTGGAGTTCCCTATAAGCATAAGGGCAGGGATTCGCAGGGGTTGGATTGTTGGGGATTGCTCAAGGCGGTGTATTCGGATTTAGGGCATACCTTGATTGACTTCGACATAGATTATGACGAGGATTGGCGTTTCAAGGGTGGCAATCTATTCATTGAAAATTACTATAAGCAGTGGGAAGAAGTTAGCAAACCATTATTATTCGATGGAGTATTAATTGTGAATAGCAAAGGCATAGCTTATCACGCAGGTGTAGTGCTGTCAGGCGGAAGGTTACTTCACACTTGCAATGCAGGTGTGGTAGTAGGTCGGCTCAATGATTATAGTCGCACCATAATAGGATACTTCAGGATTAAAAAATGATTACCGTTAAATACATACCGAATATATTAAGTCCAGAAGGGCGGAAAGAATTTACCCTTGATTATAATAGAGGTTACGTAGTAAAAGATTATATCAAGCAGGCAGGATTAGAAACAGAGCATATGAGGGTAATAGTTTCAGGCGCGAAGTTAACTAAGTTAGATATTCCTGTTGATAACTTTGATGAGGTTATAGTTACGCCTGAATTGAAAGGCCCAGTTATACAAGCGGTAATTGCTTTTTGGGGGGTATACGGAGCTGTCATATCATTAGCCGCCGCAGTTATATCATTAGGGTACGCAATCTATCAGGCAGTATCATTCAAAAAACCAGCAGTCCCGAATTTCGGCTCTACTGGTGATGGTATGGATGAGAGTAGTCCTACTTATGGTTGGAACGGTATCCATACCTTGCAAGATGTAGGTTGCCCTATACCTATAGTATATGGTGAACATAAGGTTGGTGGTAATATCATCAACACTTTTATACGTAATGATGGAAATAAGAATTACCTCAATATACTATTAGGTCTTTGCGAAGGGGAGATAGAAGATATAACTGAAATTAAGATAAATGATAACCCTATCGCAAACTTTGATGGCATTACCACCTACGAACGTCTTGGAACGAATGCGCAAACCGTCATACCTAACTTCCACGACCTGCACGATTTACACGCGCAATCGCAGTTATTAACTAAAGATAACGCTTATGTGTATACCACTGTACTTACTAACGTGGAAGCATTTGAATTATACTTTACTTTTCCTTATGGGCTATATACGCAGAATGCCACCAGTGGCGGTTTATCAACAGCAGAGGCTACATATCAGGTTGAGTATAAGCTACACTCCGATGGTTCATATACTGACCTCGGTTCTACAACTGTAAGTGATAAGAGCCGGACAGCAGTAAGAAGGGTATACAGGAAAGATGGACTGACTGCCGGACAATATGATATCAGAATAACCAAGACATCAGATGATAGCACGACTTTTGTAATTACCGACTTGCAGTTAACCAATGTGGATGAGATAAGAACGGATGATATACGATACCCGAATACTGCTATTTTAGGTATAGAGGCAATGGCTACAGAGCAATTATCAAGTAGTATGCCTAATATAAGTTGTATTGTGTTAGGGCGCAAGGTGAGCGTTCCACAGGTAATCTACGATGGTTCGGATGTTGATTGGGAAGATTACTATTGGGATAGCGTAGCTTTAGAATTCAAGCGCTTTGTTGATGATGCATCTTGCACGTGGGATGGAACATCATTTGTAGATAAATATAGCGCAAACCCTGTATGGTGTATACAAGACCTGTTGACTAATACTCGTTATGGATTAGGTGATTTTATAGTTGCCGCTAATATAGATACCACATTGTTGCTTGAGATGGCTAAGTATTGCGAAGAAAGAGTGCCGGATGGTTCAGGCGGTTATGAGAAGCGTTTTAGAATGGATGTAGTTATAGATAGCGCATCTAAGGTTCCTGACTTGCTTAGCCAACTAGCTGGTATATTCCGTGCTATGGTTTTTTATTCTGCAGGCACAATCAAATTTAGAATCGACAAGCCGGAAACGGCAACCCAACTTTTCGGTATGGGCAATATCATTAAAGATGGTTTTTCACAAAGCTGGAAGTCAATGAACGATACACCGAACGTTATTGAGGTTCAGTTCTTAGATAAAGACAAGGATTATGCTAATGAGCAGATTGCTGTCATTGATGAAGCGGCGCTTGCGGCAGGCGATCCTATACGTAAGAAGCAGATTAGGATATTTACTACTAATGTGTCTTATGCTTTAAGGGAAGGTAGATATGCGTTAAAAGTTAATAAGTATATAGACCGTAGTATAGGTATAAAGGTTGGTATAGATGCTATTGCATGCCAAGTGGGCGACAGAATAGAAATATCACACGACGTTCCGCAATGGGGATTTAGTGGAAGGTTGGAAAGTGGTTCAACTGATACCCATATTATGCTTGATAGGGATATGACGCTTGAGGTAGCCAAGACCTATCATATCTCGGTTCGTTTATCAGATGATACGATTGAGGAAAAGACAATTACCACCCCTGCCGGAACAGTTGATGAGATAGATGTTAGCGTGGCATTCAGCGAAGCACCTGCCGCATATTGTGTATATTCTATAGGTGAAGTGGATAAAGTAACCAAGCCATTTAGAGTAATCAATATGCGCCTTAATCATAATAACGAGATTGAATTGGTAGCTATAGAATATAACGAGGGGATATATGATGATAGCGCAATAGTAATACCTGATAATAATTATTCAGCGCTTGACCTTTCAACTCCTGATGTAACTAACCTAACACTCACCGAGCGCCTTGTTAAGTTAGGAGATGGCACGATTGAGGATTGTATTGATGTATGGTTTGTAAAACCTAGCCAAGTTAATTTTGTAAAGATGTATGCACGCGCGCGCATATACCTGTCAGAAGATGATGGCGTAAGTTGGCAATTCAAAGGTGAAACAACAGGCGAGAGTTTCCAGATAATAGGTGGGTTAGTGGACGGTGAGGCGTATAGGATAGCGGTATGCTCTGTGTCAGATTTCGGACAAGAGAATGCGATAGCCGTTAGCCCTATTGCTTATCTTACTCTAGTAGGTAAATCAGCACCACCGAGTGATGTAACTACATTCTTAGTCAATCAATCAAGAGATAGATTATATTTCGGTTGGGGTAGTATTACTGATGTTGACTTAGCAGGGTATGAGATAAGGTATGGGGCTAGTTGGGGGGCAGGTTCAGTTATCGCAACAGGGATAAGCCAAACAAGTTTAATCATTCTTGACTTCAGGACAGGCGCTGACCAGAGTTTCTGGATTAAGGCGATAGATACTACGGGTAACTATTCACTTAATGCAAAGGAAGCAGTTATTACGATTGATAATATACCATTCACCAATATCATAGAAAGTTATTCAGAACAAACGGGATGGGCAGGCACTAAATCAGATTTATCAAAGGTGGGTGATAACCTTGAAATTGATGCAGGGCATTTATCAGGAACGTATGAAACACCTGCAAGGAATTTGGGCTATGGCGCTACATTTAAGATTGGTATTGATAGCGTAGTAGTTGACGGAAGTGCCGATAGACGGTTTGATGATGATGAAACGAGCAGGTTCAATGATAACGAAACATCCCGTTGGAGTGGGGAAGAAGTAACAGGGGCGGTATCATTTGAAATAAAGACATCCGAAGATAATGTAACGTGGACAGCATACGGGGCGTGGCAGGCAGGGGATTATACTTGTAAGTATTTCCAAATTAAGATGACGCTCACACGTTCGGATGAAGGAAAAGTAATACAATGTTCTGCACTTGATTACTACGCTGACCTACCTGATGTTGATGAGTTTGGAGATGATGCGGTAGCAGATGCAGGCACAGGAAAAACAGTTACCTTCACCAAGACATTCCATATTGAACCCGTAGTTAATATCAATGTTACTTCTGGTGATGGTATATATTACAAGACCACAAGCAAGGATACAACGAGTATGGTAGTAAAACTATATAAGGCAGATGGAACATCAGTAACAGGTGATTTTGAATTTCACCTACACGGAGTATAAAAATGGCTAAAAAGATTGTTCCACATAAACTGATTGTCAGTTTGAATGAAGATGGCACTTTCAAGAGTGGTATCTTGCAATATCGTATCAGAGTGGATGGCGTGCTAGATAATAAATATCTCACTATGTCAATAGCAGATATTACTAAGACCGTGGATGTGGGTGCGGTTCTTAGCGCTTCTAAAACCCATATAGAAAAAGGAGAAAATATAAATGCGACGATTACTGGTTAGTTTAGGGATTATATTATTATCGGCACAGGTTTGTTTTGGCGCTTGGGATACTGCCGTTCCTGCTGATAATCAAACTTTGAAATCAACACCTGCTTTGATTAGGGCAAATTGGGTGGAGATACAAAATGGCACTAATGCCAATCTTCTTGTTACTAATGATAAGGTTTCTCCGACGGCGGCTATAGTAGATACCAAACTCGGCGTTATACAAACGGCAGGGAAGGTGAACGCAACGTCTTTCGCTTACTTGGGGAATACGCCTTCGGGTGCAGGGGTGTTACCTGTTGCCAATGGTGGAACAGGTGGTTCTACTGCGGCGCTTGCAAGGGCGGCGCTTAGTGCGGCTATGTTAGGCAACAATACTGATATTACCCGATTGAATAATCTTACTACTCCTTTATCAATAGCGCAAGGTGGCACAGGTTCAGCAAGTCAAAACTTTGTTGGCCTTACGGCTAATCAAACAATAAATGGCACTAAGGAATTTCTAGTGATTCCTTTATTGCCTGCTTCTGCACCTACGTTATCTACGCAAGCTGTTAATAAAGCATACGTTGATAATATGACGGCTAATAATACACAGTTGTTTACTACCAATGGAACATTCAACACACCTGCTAATGTGAATTATGTATTTGTTTCAATGACCGGAGCAGGTGGCGGCGGTGCAGGTGCAGACCAAGGAGTTGCTGGTGGCGGTGGCGGTGGGAGTGGCGCGTATGTTACGAGGGTCGGCGTACCAGTTAATACTAGTGAAAATTATACAGTAACAGTAGGGGCAAAGGGAC